AAACGCATCATCCGCACGAATATCTTGAAAGTCAGGGTGTAAGGACAATAGCTCTGCTTCTGCCTTCTCACGCTTAGCTGTAGCACGTAAAGATTCAATCTCTTTAAGACGCCCATCCAGATCAGCAGAACGTTCATTAGCTTTCTTATCGGCAATAGCCTCTACGATACCTGCAACATCTGGGTACTTCTTAGCCCATGCTTCTACTTCGTCTTCTGACTTAGGTAGTACAAGTTCATTCTTTGTAGCTGCATCTAGTTGTGACTTAAGCTTATCAAGCTGTGCTTGAAACTCTTTCTCTTTCTCTTGAGTGTGTCGCCGTAGATCACCGTAACGCTTCTTAAAGTTCTTCTCTTCTGCACTTAGATCTTCATCTTGTGCTTCAGCTTGTGGTTCTTCTTCTTGTTCGGTAACACTCTCTGCCTGAACTGTGCGCTCGACAGGCTCTTCGCTACGGGATTCCTCTTCAGCAGTCTCTTCTTCTGTTTCATCTGTCTTAACCCCTGCTTGTTTAAGCAGAGCTTTTAGTTCCTCTTCATCCCGTTGTACACGAGATATGTTACGATTATGGGACGCTGAGTCCGTCTGGATGGCTTCTGACATTTTCTTTCCTTATGTTGGGGCCAGCACTATTGCTGGGTAGCCTTATAGTTATTTGGTAGTCTTAATAGTTACTTCTTTTTCTTCTTCATCAAGCCGCCCTTGTTTAAACCGGAACCGTATTGAGATTCTAGTTCTTTTTTAGTGCTTGTTGCAGCTTTATAAGCCCGTTCACTTTTTGCTTTAACTTTAGCTAAGTTAGCAGTTGTTTTAGATGCTTTAGCTTGAGCGGCTACTTTCATCATATCTTTATGTGCGCTATTATCGCCACCGCCACTTTTAGGTTTAGCAGTGGGCGCAGGAGCAACTACGTCATTACCTTTGCTATTTGCAATACCTGGCTTAAGAACCTTACCTGTTTCAGTATCAACAAGTACACCGTTTACATACTCCATACCGTCATCTGGTGTTAGTAGATTTGCTAATCCCTCAGTGAAGCTATTACGTGCTTTGCCGTCTTCATCAAGACCACTCAAGCGGTTATGAATAGATACCCACTTTTCACGTTCTGCACCTTTTACGTTAGGATCTTCTAGTCTAGCAGTAGCACCCTCAAGCATCTTTTTGTTTTGATGACGCTTTGCAACAGACATAAAGCCAGCTACAATAGGACCGCCTAATACTGTGGCTAGTCCAGAGAAGCCCTTAGCTAACATGCTGTTGCTTTGCTCCATTGTTTTTTCATACTGTTCAATACCTACGTCAGGGCTAGTCCAATCAATAGACTCACGTTCTTGAGCTTCACGCATCATATCTTCATGAGCAGTATTGTTATTGTCATCTGGTGCAGTTACTACACCCAGTCCTTCAGGTACGGCAGGTGCAGCAGGGGTAGTAGGTGCAGCTGCCTTAGCTGTATAACCTTCTGGAATAACAGACTGTGCTACACCATTAATAAATTGAATATACGTTATCTCTCCGTTAGGCCCAACGTACTCTTTCATCTCAATACCACTAAGATTAGGTGCTGGCATAGGTACGCCAGATGTGTCGCTAGTAATACCTGTAGAGGTTGTCATATCCGTTACAGCTGCAGGGAGTGTTAAACCGCCATCAGCATAACCACGCATATAACCACCCATGTTCATCATAGGTTGCTCTTCTGTTTCATCATCAACCATCTGTAGCTCTGAGATGTCAAAGGGAAGCTCGTCTTCAGCCATCTCCATACCGATAGGCTCACCACCGATGCGTCCATTAGCTTCCATATCAGCAAAGCCTCGCTTGGCTTCATTACGGATGTCCTCAAAGAACTTAACCCCAAAGAAGCGTACTACATCAGCAGGTACAACATACTCACCTTCACTCAGTTGAGCAGGGATGTCATCACGTACTTCTTCTGGCATAGAGCCTGTAGGTACTTCATTGCCTGACACAGGGTCTACACGTTCACCTTCATCACCGAAGGCCATTTCCATTTGTTCATCCATTACTGCTCCGCCCTCGTTGAATAATCTAAGTTTGCCATCTTTAGTTCTAACAGCAAGCTCTTTTAGTTGTGTTTTAGTGGGTTTCTTTACACCCTTAGCCAATACTAATGGCCCTACCTGAATAACCTCATCAGCCTCAAATACGGGAAGACCAGTATTCTTATCATAGAAATTACTCTGCCTGTAAGGGTTCATACCTACTTGTGTCCACTCAGGGTCAGATAAAAGCTCACGTGCTTGTTCTTGTAAGACGTAAGGGTCTTCTGGAACGTAGTCACCATACACACGAGCAATAGTAGCCTTACCCATAGGCTTCTCTTCACCTTTAGTTGTAGTACGTTTACCCCTAGCTATGTTTAGGGCTTCCTTAGATTCAGACCCAAACTTGATGTTTTTTAATCTTACAGCTTGACCATAGCCTAATACAGAACCTTTTGTATCATTCTTACCTTCATGTATAGATACAACCCACTTATCATAATTGTTGTATGCAGGAATATCTAGCCTAGAACCAACACGTGTACCCGCAGGTATGTCAAAACCTTTGACGCCAACAACACCTGTTTTTTGTACTTTCTTCCCTAGAGAACCTGCAACCTCAGTAACAGTAGGCATATTAGGCATAGACTCTGCTGTATACAAAGAAGTTATAGGGAGGTCTTCTTTAATTATTTGCCTAGCTTCCTTAGATGTTATATTCCCTTGATATAGATCTTCTGCTGCTGCTTTGGCTTTATCTGTATTAGCCTGTCGTTTATTTTCTGGTATCTTGTTAGCTTCCTGCCATCTCTTTAATTCATCAGAGCTATCAAGAATAGCAGCGGCTTGGTCTACATCAGCCTGTTTGCTTGCGGCAGTTAAGGCATCGCCTTTACGTAACATACCTTTAAGAACAGGTCCAGCTCCAGGAATAAGAGCCGCTGCTTCAACTGCACCCATACCTATAGCTTTTAAGTAGTTAGGGTCATCACTACTCAATTCATCTTTAATATCTGAGATACCTTTGACAGTACCTACAGGAGTAAAGTCTAGTCCAGCTTCCATCATCTGAACGCTTAGAGGATCACCTACGTTCTCGTACCTCTCATCAAAACTAGGAGCGCCTGGTGCTACTTCTGCACGTTCTTCATCCGTCATATCAATGAGGCGCTTACGATAGTCAGCCATTAACTTTATCCCTCAAGTACTTTAGTTGTCTCAGCGCTTTGATAGCACCCTGATGTCGGTATAGCTCTGCAGTATCAGAGATGTTTTCCATACTTCTATGTGTGGAAGAGATGCACCCATCAAGCTCCTCAATGAACGCATCCCATATCTGTTTATCGTTAACTAGCTTCTTAAGCGACATTACCGCTAAACCCTTGCTCACCAGGTGTCGGTGCTGTACCTACGCCTATCTGAGAGCCACCGCCACCTGAGGTGTCCTGTACGCCCTGTGGAGCCTGTCCTTCTGGTTCTGGGCCACCTTGGGGCATGTTTACACCTTCCGGCCCTGCAGGAGGTTGTACGGGAGCCTGAAAGCCTTTTAGGATCTCAGCTTGGATAGATGCGTCCTGCATAGAGTTAGTAACCTTATCGGGGTCAAGATCCATAGACTTAGCAATCTCACGAATGATGTAGTCCATCTTAGCAAAAGGAGCTAGGACTGGGTTCTGTGCAACCTGCAAGAACTGCATCAAACGCTGTGACCGTACTTCGTTAGCCATGAGGCTCTCTGTACCAGAGGCATGTACCTCTAAGTCTCCACGAATCTGGTCATCAAAGTCAAACTGCATGTTGAATGAGAAGAAAGCTTTACCAAGGGGGCGAAGCAAATAGTCATCAACGTTCTTAACTACCGTCCTAATAGAACCGTTAGCAGCAGACATAAGCATAGAAATACCAGAAGCTGTACGCCCAACACCAGATACTCCGGTTTGTCCATGAGCGAAACTAGGGAATCCAGTACTTTCATCTGCTAGTACTCGTGCCTTATCAAAGAGTTGCATGTTCTCTTGTGCTACGTTGGGAAACTTGGTGCCGAAGATTCCTTGCCCTGGAGCACCGCCCTGACGCCGGAACACCTTGCCCGGATACACAGATAAGTCCTGACCTGGTACAAGGTTAGTCTCATCTACTTCAATGATAAGATTACCAGATAGTGCAGCGTTGTCAATAGCCATACGCATAAAGCCATTCATCAACGTCTGTGTATCATCCATGTTCTCAGCAATGCCTACACCAAAGAAGGAGTAAGGGTTATGCTCATAGGGTACAGCGTAGTAAGGAATACGTGTAGGTTTGAATGGGTTAAGTACGAAGCGTAGTACCTCACCGTTACATACCCATACGTTACAGTTAACCTCATCAAGATCTCGTAGAGCTTTAGGAATAGATACTCCATGCTCTTCTAGAACATCCGTATCTACAAAACCCCAGAACTCTAGTACCTCCCAACGCTCAGAGGACGGCTGTGTATCGTCATCCTCCATAGTCATCTCCCAGTACTTCTGAACGTAGTCTGGGCCTTTATCAATAGCTAAGCTAATTGAGTCAGACATAAAGTAGGGGCGGTTCTTAAGAGCACGTAATTGAGTACGTGACATCTTATGACGTTCTACCACATACTCAGCATCATTCATAGACTTAGCTTCTGGGTCAGGGTAGAAGTCCCAAACAGAAACATGGCTACATTCTGGCACAGTCTTTACGAGAGGTTCATACTCACCTTCACCGTTCCAGTTAGGATATTCTTTATCTACAGCAAACGGACCCTTCATGACACCCGTGCCAAGTAGAGCCATCTCAAATGCCATAGAGCGTAGATGTACAGAAGCACCAGACTCTTGAAGCTGATCGTGGATTTTCTTTTCCATCTTCTTAGCTGCAATCATAGCAGGATGGAATGTTACTGTGGTAGGAGTAGTACCGTCACCCTCAACTACCTTATCAGATACAGCTGAAAGTTTATCTTCTAGGGGGCCTAGACGATTAGCTAAGTCTGATAACGTAGCTCCAGGTTTAAGCTCTGTAACACCATCCAGTAAGTAGGGTGCAGCGGGTTTTTGCTCAGTAATAGGCCGTAACGCATCTCCTGCTGCTGCGGCGTTAGGATCTACGTTGATATGTACAGACTCTGCAACACCGTCAGGTAATACAGAGGGATTAACAGATAAAGGAAACTTGTTGTTACCAAATAGTACATCAACAATCTGTCCATACGCTGCAAGGGTCTTAGTCTTAGTGACTTTAACAAACACACGTGACTTCTCTGTGTCTGTGAACTGTACGTCCTTACCATACAAACCACGATAGTTACGATAGGCTTTTAGCCACCGCTCTTCATCTGCAAACCTAGCATCTTCTGCACGTTTATAGCGCTCAGCTACAAAAGCAACTACACTAGACTTAGTTTCAAAGATACTGTCCGTACTGTCTTCAGCAGCTACGACTTCATCTGTTTCAAACATTTCTTCTTGTTCTGCCATAATCAATACCCGAATTGTGGATCACTAGCTTGAAAACCAGTGCGTTGTTTTGCTGGGTTAAAGTCCCATATGCTGCTACGTGGACGTGTCATAATACCGTATCTTAGAGCGTCATACAAGTGATCCTCTGCGTGAGTATCAACATCTTCTGGGTTTTTCTTATCCAGAGGAATACTAGGAATCTGTGCTATCGTGTTTGTACAATTACTCATAAACACTAGCTGAGGCTTTTCAGTGAACTCATCCACCTTTAAACGCCTGTGTATCTCGTTCTTACCTGCGACACGTGAACCTCTTGACCGATCAGAGGGACGCCAACGGCAACCCTTCATGTTCATCTGCTCTGCCAAGCTAGGTCCAGTGTCGCCACGGTTGTGCCATAAAGAACTATCCAGCACCCCGTATCTCATTGTACCATCTTTTGCTTCTGCTTCCAATATCAAATCCGCTAAGTCAGAAGCTGTAACTTTAGATACATACATCTCACGGTAAACAATTACTTGTTCGTCAGGTGCTACAGCAAACCAGAGAACACCAGTGTAACTACCATAACCGTAATCGCAAGCCCTAAACTTTGCCCAAGAGTCAGGTATCTCAAATGAGTCCACGACATGTATCTTTCTGTCAAACTCTGGAAAAGCGGCACCTTCATTAATATCCCAGTTACCTTCAAGTAACTGCTTACGCTGATGCTCCGGAAGAGAGAGAAGCATCGCTTCATAGTCGCCAGAGTCAGATAAGTACGGATTATCAAATAGAGAGGCGGGAATAAAACGGCGCTTAAATAGAGGCTGACCTTCTTTACTATGCCCTTTAGGAAAGGTAATAGTTTCCCCAGAATCCAAATGCGTTGCCCAAAAAGCTTTACCTGCTCTTTCAGGGTCAATAAACATTTTCTTAACCCAAGCATGTCCTGCTCCTCCGGGGTTTGTTGTTGCTCTCATGTAGAGACCAAGAGTTGACGAATGTGCAGATCTCAAGCGAGATCTCATATAATCCCAAGCGTAAGGTGTAGTCCATTGAGTAAGTTCGTCAAATCCAATCCAGTTAAAAGCCTGGCCCTGATAGCGTGTGACATCTGTATCCTTATCCAAGTATGACATCCAGAGGCGACCACCTCTAGGTGAGATCCACTGAGATTTTCTTTCAGACCATTTAATACCCGGTACAGCACGAGGGTATAGCTCCTGAGATTTCTGTATTAGTTCCCTTAGTTCTTCTGTTGTGTGACGTACAAGTAGGCCACTAAAGTTAGGATCGTTCAAACCATGTAGCGGGTCAGCTAACATAGCGTAGGATTTGCCACCACCAGCTGCGCCACCATAGAGAACCTCACGTTCTGACGAACTAAGAAAGTGAGTCTGGGGGCCGGGGTTTGGCTTGAAAACCACATCCATAGCCACATCTACATCATACTCAGGTGCTTTGACTTGTGCAGGAACAGTCTCTACTTTGGGGGTGGCGACTGCTTCAACTGTCTCTGTCAATTTCTGCGTATGCCCCGACCCCTTGGGTTTCAAGTTTCTCGATTTCCTCAAGGGTTTCTTTGAGCCACTTGGCAAGCTTGCGCTTAATTGCAGCTGCTTTTCTACGTTTCTGCTCAATCTCAACTCTTTTCTTTAAACCTGTGTGGCCTATGTCACGGCCTGTCTCTTTGCTTAACCAGTGTGCTACTGCACGATAACTATACTGCTTAAGGTGTCGTTTAGCAAGCTCTAAAGCTTCTAACTCAGATTCAATGGGTACGAGTAACTTATCGTTGTCGGGGTGCAGTTCATAGCCAAAAGGTATACGTCTTGTTATCCTGACTATAGTATGCCACTTCTTGTTGTGATCTTTTGGCGGTAACGGTAATTGCCAGAAGCCTAAATCTCTCTCAGGTACTATTCGTTTGAACCTTCTTTTGGTGGCAGGTAGAATATGCCTCCACCGCCAGATGTTACGTCTACTTTGTCTACCTTACCAAGTCCTGCACGATCTAGCAAGTCTTTTGCTGCTACCATCTTCTCTTTAATGCCTAACTCAGTAGGGTCAGACAGAGCGCCTACCATTGCCATAGCTGCTTTGGGTGCAGTACGTGCAAAGTAAGTTCGTGTCTTCTCACCAATCTCGTCTTTAAGAGATTCTACAATAGCAGACGTGCTTGAAGCAGGGGCATAGCCTGCAAGTTTCTTAGCTGCTACCACATCACCACCAGCCTCATCAAAGAGTACCTCTAAGAAGCGCTGTTGCTGTTCTGTAAGTTGTCGTGCCATGTTGTTTTCCTTAGTTACCGTTACTTCTTAAGCTTACCATTTGTTTTGCTGCTTTCCAAGGAAATAAAGCCCCACGCCAAGAATACCAATTCCTGATAGAACAACCAGTAAACCAAGAGACCACTCCACAATAGTCTGCTTAATCTCAGCCTTGCGATACATAGTTTTCTGACGGTCCTTACGTACCTGCGCTTCAATACTGAGAAGCTCTTCCCAAGCACTTTGTCCATAAGCAAACTGAATATACTGTTTAATCTCAGCACGTAGAGCCTCCGCTTGTTTCTTCTTAGCGAAGATGTCCATCGCACTAGGGCCACTACCACCGAATAGTACAGCATACCAAGGTGGATTTTCTGACTGTTTATGTGCAAAACCAAGATCAGACACGGCACCAGCAAACTTAGCTAAGTCATTAGAGATGCCTCCAATGTCCTTGCCTAACTGAATACCTTTCTTAATAGCTGATACCGCTGTTTGTGCTGCAGCAAAGGCTGTAAAAGGATCAATCATTTGAATTTAACCTCTATAGGGCACACATAGTTATAACTAACCCTGTACACTCTGTCGTACCATAAGCCATTCTTAGGTGAGCCGCAGTCGTAGTAACAATACTGAAACAGCCTGTTACCACTCTCAGTCCATGCGTGATTGAACGAAATAAAGGCTAGTACACAGAGCAAAATTACTTGAAACTTCCTGCTATGACATTGCGTATATCACCACGAGCAATACCAATATCGTGTAACTCTTTGTCTGACATGTTGGTTAGAATCCAGTAGTCAGCACGGGCTTGTTGTGCTTTCTGTAGGCTTGCCAAGAAGTCTGTGAAGGTCTTAATAATAAGTGTGAACATTGTATTTTCCTATGTTATGCCCAGCACTATTGCTAGACTTGCATAGTTATACATATGTTAGAACTATTTACCTCATCTAAGTTTGCATACCCGCTATTCGTTATATGCCAGAGAAGGTCTCTGTTACAGTTAGGATAGTGTCTACGTGTGCTGCTGTATCAGGTGTTATCTGTATCTTATCACCAGCAGCAAGTACTAACTCAATCTCAGAGAACGTGATATACTCATTGGCACCCAGGTTCTTACCTGTAAGAAAGTGTGACGTATAGTTATCCGCTGCTACGTACCACTCAATCTCGATGCTAGTATTACCTGATGTATTGATAACGTGAAGATAGCTTACCTCAGCCACACAGTTAGGAGGACACGTATATACATCCTCTGTAGTAGTCGCAGTGTTGTGACCCCATACAGAACGCCTACGAGCAGGTCTACCTTGGTGAGATAATGTGATTGCCATTACTCGTCAACCCACGCTTCATTCTCTGGTGTGTTAGGATCATCTGCTATGTAGTGACCCTTAGCTGTACGAGCACGTTTCTTATTTGGAGGAGGTGTAGCTTTCTTAGCTTTCTTCTTAGGCTTAGTAGCTGCAATGTCTGCTTCCTGACAAATAGCATTGACGTTAGGGTCTTTGCTCTGCACGTTGCCATAGTTGTCTTCACCAGCAGATTGATTACCCATGGAGTCCCATACGTAGCCATGCTCATCTACACTATAGCCCTTAGCTTCCAGTGCTTCTTTATATTTATGGTAATATTTCATTACTTCTTACCCTTAACTGTTTTAGCTGCAGCCTTAAAAGCAGCGGCTGTTGGTGCGCCCTTAGTACCGGGCTTACGCATCTTCTCTTTACTACCTGCTGCAATACGAGCCTTCTTAGCATGTATGTTAGCGTACAAGCCACCACTAGAATAACCACTAGCGTAGATAGCCTTGCCTTGTTTCTCAGCCTCAGCCTTAGTCTTATAGACTTTACCAGTCTTACCCCACTTGTAGCCACCTTTTACTTTATGTACTGGCATAGCTTCTCACCACTTCACCTTATCTGCCCAGTAAGCTGCACTCATCTTACCCTTAGAGATATTCTTAGCATGTCTAGCTTTGAAAGATGCACGTTTCTTCTTCATGCGATCAGATTCACCCGCTTTAGGCTTGCCTGCTGTGGATGCTCCCTGCTCACCAAAGCGGATGAGCTTAATGGTGTCACCTTCCTTGGCAAGTACGGCGTGGGATTTAGTCGGGTGTTTAGGGGTGCGCTTGGGCTTGTTGTAACCTGCAAACTTCTCTCCACGATAATCAATAGCCATTACGCTTTACCTGCTTTGCTATTACGAGGGAAGCTACGGTTCTTAGCTTTTGTAGTTACTACTAGGTTAGAGCGCTTATTATTCTTAGGATTGCCATCCTTGTGATGTACGTCTTTGCCATCACCCTTCCTAACAGCACCACCAGCAGAGAGTTTAGCACGAGCAGAGTTACGAGATGCACGTTTCTTTACCTGAGCAGGCTTACCCTGGTAGTTAGCATACTCTTTCTTATAGTCTCTAGCCATAGTCTCGCTCTCTATCGGGGTCTAGTACGTCTTTACGATCAAGTAGACCTTCTAAATACATCATTCGTTCTACGTAATCTAAGGTTAACTCTCTATCAGGGAAGACTTCCTGTAGGTGTGCTCTGGTGTAGAACACTTCACTACGAGGAATGTGTACACGCTGGAAAGCTTTTACATCATTTGACGCTAAAGCAGAGTAAAACTCTTCTAATACGGAATCAGATGCGTATAGTTTTATTTGTTTAGACATGAATGTCAATACTTTTATTATACAAAGGGGGAGAAAGTGGTACGTGCCGCAAACTAAGTCTGAGGAGAGTGAGGGAGGAGAGAGTATTACTTAGTCTGTAACACGTACCAGTTAGTGTAACACTTATTGTTTATACAAGTTTATATGTGTTACTTGTATATAGTGTACATTATAACTAATAATAGTGTCAACCCTATAGTTATAACTTTCTTAGTTAAAACTTAGAGAGTTATAACTTACCTATGTCCACTATCCTTTTTGTAACACTCTCTTATAGAGTAATACTCTTCTTTATTTATTACTTTACTTTAGTTTTAACTCTAAGAGTATTACTCTGTGTGCTCCTGCTCCGCAGTTATACTCATATAAACACCCTGGTCAACCCCTAAAATGCACATACTTGTAAAGAAGTTACTAAATGTTGCAACTTTATAGTAAAGTGTGATATATATGCACCTTGTATACGACTAATTAAGGCAAAACTAGGGCAAAGCTAAAAACCCCGTGTGTGTATTAGTGTATATATACGTACCGCCACACCCCCCGTGGCCCTCGCACACCCCCCTTTTGCTATGTTTTGTGCTACTATCACGCAAAACTAGGTGATTTATC